TGATAGTACCTGCGCTGACCTTTTCCGCAATCTCTTCCATGCGTTCCGGCGTCGGTTTGATTTCCTGCTTACATGCCGGACACTCTCCGCCGTTTTTGTACATCACCTGCAAGCGTTTTAACTGGTCAACCGTGGTAGACAGTCGGGAATATCCGTCACGAAGTTTGTTAATGTTTTCGGTCTGGTCTTCCCCGTTGATAATCTTGTCCGCGATCTGGTTCTGGATTTCCTGCAAATCATCCTTCAGCTTTTTAGCCTGGTTCGCGTGGGCATCATACATTTCCTGATACCGGCTGATGTTCTGATTTGATTTCTCTTTCTGTTCCGCAATGAATCGCTCATGAGTTGCGATCTGCTGCTGAACATGATTGATCTGCATACCCAGGGATTCCATTTGCTGACTGATTCCCCGGTTCTGGGCCTTGTTCAGCTTGTCCATTTCACTGATAACGGACAGGGACAGCAGGTCTTCAACCAGTTTCCGGCGCTCGGGCGTCTTCAGTTCCATGAACGGGGTAAAACCGGCAGTACCCAGAACGATAACCTGCTTGAAGCCGATCATGTTCATGTCGAGCATCTGCTCAAGTTGGCCCTGATAATCACTGGCTGCTGAATCTTCATCCAGCTTTTTCCCGTTCTTCCAGATCTCGAATACTTTCGGTTTCTGACCGCGTACGACCTTGATCTGGTCTTTGCCGTATTCCAGTTCTAATTCAACCAGCAGTTTCTTTTTGTTCGTGCTGTTGATTAACTGCCCGACCTTCAGATCGCGGAACGACTTACCAAACAGGGCATAAGTCAACGCCTCAATCATGGTTGACTTACCGCCACCATTGACACCGGTAACCAGTGTTTTCTTTGCCGTATCAAAATTTATTTCGATAGGCTGGTTGCCTACGGAAAGGATATTCTGATAAGTCAGTTTTTTAAAATTCAGTTTCAATTTAATACCTCATTAGCGAGATCGTGTATCATGCTCAGATAGTAGGAGTCGATTACGTCAACTATGTAATCATCCGTCATCGCATCAAGTGATGCAACTGATATCATTTTCGCTACACAATTTTCTTCATTCATCATGATAATTTTCACGCTGTCTATGCCTTCACTCGGGTTGGACGAATATTCAACAGACATCGTGACATTGAACCGGCGTATCAGTTCGGCATAGCGAAACCTGACGTTACCGGGTTCAAAGAAAGTTTCGAAGATATCACGCGTCTGCGGAAACTTCAGTGTAGAGGGTCTGGACATATTTTTTGATCTCTGCTTTGTCTTCGTCGCTGTGATTCATGTTGTCCACGTATTTCATCATCAGCGAATATGAGCTTTCGATCTCAAAGTCCGTATCAATATCAGAATCATTTTTCAGATTGTCTTTGATACTGAGTGCGTGTGTGACTTTCTCTAACTGGCCCTGAAAATCTGCCAGGTCGTTATCGATCTCGTCAATGATAAGACGAACGGAACAGTTCAGGTAGTCGGTTGGGTTTACATCTTTCTGTCGCGGGTACACAATGCGACGGTGATTGATTTCCGGGTTAGGGATGAAAGTCAGTTCGGCTTTACCGGTGAACTCGTAGAAACCTCGGGTTTCGTCTTCATCGTTTGCGCTCATGGTCAGAGGCGTTCCGATATAGAAAATGTTGTCACCTTCGTTTGCGTGGTGATAATGCCCGGAGAACACGCGTTTGTACTTCTTCAGGAAGTCAGGCTCTAACCCGTGGTCGGCTTTGCTGTTCTTGTAGAAATAGAACCCAGCCAGTTCGAAATGACCCAGACAGAAGTCTGATTTTGATTTGCTGATGAAATCAAAAATCTCGCTGGCGTTCTCTGCGCAAATCCACGGGATCAGGTCAATCGTAGAACCCTCTGAAACGACCGTCATTGGCTTATCAACCACAATGAAGCAATCGTATTGCGCCAGCACTTCACGCACGGCATTAGGCTGTATCTTGTCTTTAAACTGACAATCGTGATTACCGACCAGAACATGAAGTTTCAGACCGGCTTCCTGGATCATTGGCACGATACGTTCACGCACGAAGTTCATTGTCTTCTGTGTGGTCGCTTTGCGCACATCGAAGAAGTCACCGGCATGATAGCCTTCAGTGATTCCGTTTGCTTTGCAGTGATCAACAATCTGTTTGAATACACGATACAGATTGGCTTCATACCATTCATTATCGGCACTCAAACCAGCGTGAGTGTCACCGATTAAAATTTTGCTCATTATAAAAACCTCAAAGCCCCTTTCGGGGCTTGTTTAAAAATTAAGAGGCTAACTTAGCCCGTGCGTCACGAACAAGATCGGACAGTGCTTGTTTATTGCTGACCCAGAGGGTTTCAATCAGAGCATCGTTGTACGGCTGTTTAAGCATGTCGCGCATCTTTTTGATGGCGTAGCAGTACTGCTCTTTGTTACCTTCCCACAACGCTGTTTCTGCGTGCTGGTGGAGTCGTTTCCATTCACGGCGATTACGGCGCATGAACTTAGCGGCCTGTTTGGTTGCCTGGTCATAGATCGGGCTGTTTTCCAGTTCGTCAACTTCTTCGTTGACGCGTTGGAGCTGTAATTCGGTATCAGGGTTCTGCATAATAAACGATCTCCATGATCATGGTGTCTACATCGATTTTGTAATCGAGATGACCGGTTTCTACTGCGTAGTCCGGGTCTCTGATATTGGTAGGGTCGATGATAGCCGGAATGCCCAGGCGTTTCAACTCTAATTTTACGAAATAGGGCAAAAGATCGATCTCATTTTCAGCAAGGCTGAGTAAGGAGTTTAAGTCAATGTAAGTAATCATAGGAACATTTCCAAAGTGGGTGAAGCATCCTTTTCCGGCTTTTCTTTTACCTTGAAAGCGGTCGCCTCGTACTGGTTGAGCTTATCATGCATGTCTTGAATGAAAGTCTCGTCAGCCATACTCACCATATCGGAATCGTCTGCATCGAAAACATGTTCGAGAAAATACTTGTATTTCTTAGCGTTTTCTTTTTTCTCGTAGAGAATGCGCGTTACATACGCACGCCAGCAAGCCTGATTGATATAGGCATATACGTTTTTGTATTTGGTTTCGTCGAAGTTGTGCAGTCCTGCAATAGTCGCCGAAATACCATCATCAACCATATCAGCTTTCCAGTCTTCGGAGTAGCGGTTGAAGTTGTATCGACGGGCAAGCCCGTTTGCGATCTGCATGATCGCAATGCCTAGTTCATCAGGCATCTTACGGTTACCGGTTTCACGGATCTGCTGTTTCCAGGCACAAAGAATCGGGTACAGCTTTTCATTATCAGCATAGATATTAGTTGTCATACATCTCTCCAAAATTTATTACATTCATTATAGCTGAACCATTGAGTAAAGCAAACTTACTTTCATCACTATTATTTAATCAAATCAACGCGAAGCGTTTCCGATGAGCGAAGCGAAGAGGATAATCAAATAGGTTATTTTTTAATCAAAAATGTCCACTTTGTTCTATATATAAAATATATTATTGGAAAATGGACATCAGACACTCCCTTCGGTCGCGTCATTCGCTTCGCTCATAATTTATTTGACTTCAATTTTTAGATCTCTATACTCCATCTCATTCAACCAACAACGAGGAAATTTACATGGCTTCAATGGCAAGCATGTTTAATCTCAACTCACTGATGAAAGACGAAGGCGATCAGGATGATCTTTTGATCATCGACGTTTCGAACATCTCAGTTGCAACGCTTACCGCGAACTTCAAGCCAGCGACGCAGGATCAGATCAATCAGGATATCGTTCGTCATATCGTGCTTGACACCATCCGTTACAACGTGATGAAGTTCAAAGGCGAGTATCCTGATATCGTCCTGGCGTTCGATGATAACAAATACTGGCGTAGTGGTGTTGCACCCTACTACAAAAAGCGCCGTGAAGCGGACAAAGATAAGAGCGACTGGGACTGGACCCGTTTATCTGGTTTCCTCAATCCTACTTATGATGAAGTCAGAATCAACCTTCCTTACCATGGCATCCGGGTAGGTTTTGCTGAAGCGGATGACGTGATCGCAGTCGTCACCAAATACGCGGTAAGCAAAGGCAAGCGCGTTATGATTGTGTCTGCGGATAGTGACTTCCCTGTATTGCAGGAAATGGCTGGCGTGCGTCAGTGGTCGCCTACCCAGAAGAAATTTGTTACGCCTAAGTATGGCTCCCCGCGTAACGACCTGCGGATGAAAATCATCAAGGGCGATAAAAAAGATAGTATCGCTTGCATTAAGATGAGAAGTGACTATATTGTATCGAAGGTCGAAGGCGAACGCGCCCCGCAAATCCGGGCTGCTGAACTCGAAGCCTGGTTAGAAGCGGAAGATCCTACTGTTGGTATGCCAGCAGAATGGGCAGAACGTTATCGCGAAAATGAAAAACTGCGCGACTTCAAATTTGTTCCTAAAGACATTGCAAACAACATCTTAGATGTGTACAATGCTCCTAAGATTGGAAACAAGTCGAAGATGCAAAAGTACTTTACTGAACATAAGCTGATGCGTATGTTTGAAAAAATTAGTGATTTTTAAGGTCAATCAATATGTCTAAAGAATTTTTAGCTCAAAGCCCTGAAGTGGCAAAAGAAGTAATGGAACTGATCAAAGACACCTCCAACATCACCACGATGCTGGAAGGCGAGAAAGCAAAACTGAAGGACAACAAAGCCCGCGCCAAAAAAGAATTTGGCATTGATGGCAAAACCTTCGGCAAGCTGTTCAAACTCTATCACCTCCAGGCGCGTGAGCAGTTCGAGGAAGAGAACACCGAACTGCTGGAAATGTACGACGTTATCGTTAAGGCCAAATAATGAGCGAGATCGGGAACAAAACCGAAGTCGGCCTGTTTATCGAAAACCTGGTGAGTTCAGAAGGACTCACGTACATGGAAGCAACGATTCAGTGGATGGACGAAAACAATATTGATTATTCGATGTTGAAACAAGCTGTCCCGCGTGCGATAATCGATAAGATCAGCGACGACGCGATCAAAAACGATATGCTGCGACCGTCCGTCGCTGCTGAATACAACTCTCAACACGATTTGGATGATTTCATGTGAGATTTAAAACCCCGTTTGTAGGTTCAGAGGCTAATTCCCGCCTGAAGCCTATTGCAGTTTATAAGTTGTATCTGGTGATGAAAAATCATTTCTCAGGCCGCTATGACGCAATTAAGTACAGATGGGAGATTAAGATCACTGAAGCAGCATTTCAAAAGAGGAAGGATAAGTATTTCTTTTCGAAGCTGGCTGAACGCTTTACCTTTAAAGAGATTTACTTTATCTTTCTCTCTAACATGATTGCCAACCCCGATTCATGGGTAGGCAGTATTGATGAAGACAGTATCGTGTTTTATCGCCAATATATCGGTAAGCTGAGGCGAATTGATAGTGTGTTCGTGGACGATGTGAAAAACCTGTACGAATTCTCGCGGATGAAGAATATTTCCCTCGCTCAAGTCTTCCAGTATAGCGTTAAATCCTCAACCTCTTACATCACAAAACTGGTCCAGTCTCAGGTGATCTCCTATGAGAGCTTCATCATACTGGACTCGATTTTGAACATCATAAATAAACACGATGAAGTCGCTACGGATTTCGTCTGGAATGAGCTAAGCAAGAAACTGAATGCTTATCGAAAATTAGTCGAAATCAGCGACGAAGAAAGATTAAAATACAAAGACTTACTAAAAAATACCTTAATTAAACTAAACGAGAATACAAAATGACTTCAATGTTCAAACGCCAAGACCCTACCAAATTACAACAGCAAGTTGCCGCTCTGAAAGGTTCTGGTGGTTTCCAGAAAGATGAGAAGGAATGGAAACTGACCGTCGATAATGAGAAAAACGGCACCGCTGTTATCCGCTTCCTGCCGGAGCGCTCCGATGATGAACTGGCGTTCGTTCGCCTGGTAAGTCACTCGTTCCAGAAAAACGGCAAATGGTTCATCCAGAACTGCCCGTCAACTCACGGTGATTATGACGCTTGCCCACTGTGCCGCCATATCAGCGAAAACGATCTGTACGAAAAAGCCAAAGTGAAAGGCTCCGAAGCGGATAAACTGCTGGGTCTGATCTCTCGCAAAAATAGCTTCTGGGCGAATATCCTGGTTGTTAAAGATCCAGCCAACCCAGCAAATGACGGTAAGGTGTTCAAATACCGTTTCGGCAAATCCATCATGGATAAAATTACGCTGGCAATCACCGGCAACCCAGAGCTGGACGAAGCCGGTATTGCGGTAACCTGTCCGTTCGGTGGCGCAAACTTCACTGTGAAGAGCAAGAAGAAAAGCGGCTATGCGAACTACGACGACAGTACTTTCGGTGTTCCTAAGCCAATCGAAAACATCGATAGCGAAGCACGCCAGAAAGAAATCTTTGAAGGCATGAGCGATCTGCGCCCTATCGTGGCGAAAGACCAGTTCAAATCTGACGAAGAGCTGACCAAACAGTTTAATGCAATCATGGGCGGCGCTCTGCTGGGTGCTGGTGCATCTGCTGCGGCTTCTCTGGATGAAGAGCTTGCTGGATTTGACAAAGAGCTGGAAAACTTCGATAATGGCGCATCAAAAGGCGCGGTCGAATCTGGTGGCGTTAGTAACCTGTCTGTAGGTGCTGGTGCTTCTCTGCCGGACGACGATAAAGCAGAAACCGGTGGTTCTGTACCGGAAGACGCTGGTAGCGACGAAGACCTGGATGCTCTGCTGAACGATCTGTAATCGATAACGGGGGCTTCGGCCCCCACATAATGAATATTGAGGTTTATATGTCTGAATTAGAAAGCAATGTATACGTAGCACGTCAGAACCAGATCCGTCAGGCGTGGGTAAAAGAGATTTCAGCCGAACAGAAGGCAGTGTTCTCTGGAATACCACAAGATGAACGTTTCGCGCTTTATGCCGAAATTGACAGTCGCGTTAATCGCGTGTATCGTCTCAATGTCTCTGCACTTCGCGGGAACAAACCAAAGCTGTCACCGGCTGATATCGATAAACAGATCGAGCTGGCTGCAAAAACCGTCGCAATTGAACTCCTGAACTCCATTTGAAATCCATAGGCTGAACATGAAATTATCTAAAGCAACAATTGATATCCTGAAAAACTTCTCACAGATCAACCCGTCAATCATGCTGAACAAAGGCTCGTTCATCATGACCAAATCAGTCAACAGCGTGACCTATGCTGAAGCGACGATTCCTGATGTGATTGATGAGGATATCGGGATTTACGATCTGAACTCATTCCTCAACCAGGTTAATCTCGTTGGCTCTGAAGCTGATATCGTTCACGACCTGGCTACCGGTGAAATCATCATCCGTGGCGAGAAAATGAAAATCGTAGAGCGCTCTGCTGATGCGTCTACCATCGTGAAGCCGAAAAAACGTCTGGAAATGCCGGTAGCTGACCTGATTTTCCAAATCACTGCGACCGACTTCGAAAAACTGGTCAAAGCATCACGCATGATGAAGCTGACTGACATTTCAATCGAACCAGCAGCCGGTAAGCTGGTAATCACCGCGAAGAGCAAAGACACCTCGTCTACGTTCTCTGTAGAGGTCGGCGATTACGAAGGCGACAACGTGTTTAACTTCGATATCAAAATCGACAACATGCCGTTTATCAACAGCGATTACAAGGTAGAGATCAGCGCAAAAGGCGCAGCGAAATTCTCTTCTGAAAGCGACGTTGCATACGTAGTTGTTCTGGAAAAAACCAGCAAATTCGAATAATGTGAATGGGGGCGATAAGCCCCCTACTAATTGAAGGTAATATCATGGACTTAACGATCACCCCCGAAATCATCAAAACCTCCCGTGGCAACATCTCTCAGTTCCCTAAAGAATTCATGTGGGACCAGAAATATCGCCCTACTACTATCGCCGAATGTATCCTCCCTGCTGGCGACAAAAAGACCATGATGGGCATGATCAAGACCGGTCGTGTTGAAAACATGACACTGGTTTCTGATTCGCCTGGCACCGGCAAAACCACACTCGCAACCGTTCTGGGTCGTGAAGTACAAGCAGAAATCCTGTTCGTCAACGGCGCTGATTGTAAAATCGATTATATCCGTAACGTGCTGGTTCCGTTTGCATCTTCAATGACCATGGCTCCAGGTGGCAAGCTGATTCTGATCGATGAATTCGACCGTCCGGGCCTGAAAGATGCACAGATGCATATGCGTAGCTTTATCGAAGCACATAGCGCCAACTGCTCTGTTGCTATCACGGCGAACAACATCAACGGTATTCACCCCGCATTGCTGTCTCGTTGCCCTCCTGTTAAGTTTGGCAGTCCTACCCCTGCTGACCGTCAGGCAATGATGAAAGAAGCCATTGTGCGTTGCATGGCTATCCTGGAAGTGGAAAAGGTCGAATATGACAGCAAAGTACTGGCTGCGTTCGTGAAAAAGAACTTCCCTGATATCCGCTCAATCATCAAAACGCTGGGGAAATACGGCAAGCGCGGAACCATCGACGCTGGTATTCTGTCCGAGGTAGTCGGGACCGACATCGATCACATCATTGCGTTGCTTAAGGCGAAGAACTACAAGGAATTGCGTTCAGAGGTAATCAAGTATGCTTCTGAGTACGATACCTTCGTAGCGAAGCTGACAGACACGATTTACCCTATCGTGACCAAAGATTCCCGCGTAGCTCTGATCCAGACCGTAGGCGAGAACAACGCGCAGTTCGGCATGGCGGCTAACAAAGAAATCCACCTGCAATATCTGATGATGTCGTTGATGCTGTCAATGGCCTGGGAAGGTGCATAATGAGCCTGGCGGATTTCTTAGACGAAGAAGAGTTGAACGAACACGAATCCGCCTGGCGCATGAAAGACTGGGATAAAGTCGATGAGTTGGTAGGTTCCTACAAAGCGGACAAGGATAATTCCCTGTTCGATATGCTGGGGCAACTGAATGACGGCAAACAACGCGTCATTGTTGATCACCATGGAACCTACGATAAATTCTTCATTGATAACGCAATGAGCCAGCACGTTGATACGCTGTATCCGGCGTATGTGATGAATCTCATTGGTCACGGTCTCAGCGACCAGGCGCATTTTGACTATTACCTTGAAGCAGTCCGCAAGGGCAAGCGTTACGGGGCATGGGCAAAACTCACCGAAGACGGCGAAGAAAAGGTTATTCTTGCTGTGCTATCCAAACACTACGGAATAAATACCCGTGTAGCGATGGAATATCACGAAGAGCTTATCGCTCTTAATCTGCTGGATAAGTGGAAACGAGATAACCGGAATATTGCTCGTTCGTTGGTAGGTGATGTAATAAAAACAAAGACCGACCAGAAGAAAATGGAGAAGCTGATCAACAAATGGTAGATAGTCACGGTTCCAAAAAGAGAACGTTGGCTGACGAGATGGAGGGGATTAAAACCCTC